GAGTCTCAGTACAACATTGACTACTTTGGAAACAAGGCAGTACCTCGTTATGTTGTAACTCTTAAGGGAGCAAAACTTTCTTCTGACGCTGAGGATAAACTGTTTAGATTCCTTCAAACAAATCTTAAGGGTCAGTCTCACAGAACTCTTTACATCCCGCTACCTGGCGATTCTGATACAAACAAAGTTGAGTTTGAGATGAAGCCCATAGAAAACGGGGTACAGGAAGCATCATTCAAAGAATATAGAACACAAAACCGTGACGATATTCTTATTGCACACCAAGTACCTCTGTCAAAAATTGGTGGTGGGGATAAATCTTCTATAGCTGCTGCCCTGGCACAAGATCGTACATTCAAAGAACAGGTATCGAGACCTTCTCAAAGAAATCTTGAGAAAATTATTAATCGTATAGTAAAAGAGCAAACCGACCTTGTTGAGTTTAAATTCAATGAACTTACTCTGACAGACGAAATTGCTCAAGCACAAATTCTTGAAAAGTATGTTAAGACTCAGGTAATGACTCCAAACGAAGCAAGGGAGCAGCTTGGGTTGCCACAGAGAGCAGATGGTGATGATCCATTCCAAATGAACTCTAGACAAGCAAGTGATATGAGAGCTAACACAGCTCAGAATAGGGCAAGGGATACGGAGAGAGCCAATAATCAGGCTGATAGTCCTGCCACAGTAGATGGTCGCAATGCACAAGGTGAGGGCGCTGCGACGGAATAAATAGCCTATTATAACATTTTTATAAAAAGGTTATATAATGGAGTAAGCATGACTATTTTAAATTGTAGTGTAGAAGGCTGCGAGAAGTCCAGAAGAAGAAATGGACCGAACAGCCTTTATTGTCATATGCATTACAGAAGGTCAAGACTCTTTGGAAATCCTGGGGAAGCTTCAGCTAGAAAAGTCTCAAGTTATAGAGATGTCGTTTGCGAAGTAAATGGTTGTGAAAGTGATGCAAAGAAAAAAAATCTTTGCGTAAAACACTATGACGAATCAAAGAATACCACAAAGACTGCTCAAGAAATTTTTGAAATGAAAAAGGGTGGATGTGAAGTTTGTGGATCTCACGAGAGACTAACGCTTGACCACGATCATTCTTGTTGCCCAACTGGAAAGTCTTGCAACAACTGCATAAGAGGAATACTCTGCCATAAGTGCAATACGGCAGCAGGACTTCTGGATGATGATACAGAAAGAATGGTATCATTAGCAGCGTACATATTGAAAAATAAGGAGGGAAGTTATGTCTGATTTTTCTAAAGCTATCGTCAAATCAAAAGACAAAGACATGGCGATCTCTATGCCTTTCACAAAGGTAGATCAAGAAAGAAGAATTGTTTCTGGTTTTGCAACTACTGATGCAATCGACAAACAAAACGACATTGTTACAGCCGAAGCTTCAAAGAAGGCTTTCTCAAATTTTAGAAACAATATCCGCGAGATGCACCAGCCAGTTGCTATAGGAAAAATGGTAGCTTTTAAAGAAGACAAGTATTTTGATCCAGAGACAAACAAATTCTATAATGGAATTTACGTTTCCGCCTATATCTCTAAAGGTGCACAGGATGCTTGGGAAAAAGTTCTTGACGGCACATACACAGGTTTCTCCATTGGTGGAAAAATGCTCAATTGGGATGACGCTTATGACGAAAAGATGGAATCTGAAATTCGTGTCATTAAAGAATACGACCTAGTCGAACTCTCTTTGGTAGACTCTCCTGCCAATCAGTTCGCCAGTATTCTTTCTGTTGAAAAGGTTGACGGGGTAGACATTCTTAAAGGCATCGATGCAGACACTCAAATCGAAAATGTGTTCTGGGACTCCGAGTCTGACCTCGTCCTTCTTTCTGAAAATGAAGCAGAGCTAAGCCCAAGCACAGGTGAGCCAATGCAAAATATAGGTTTCGTTGAAAAAAATGATAACGAAAAAAAGGAAATGATAAAATTCTTAATTGATGGTGCTAAAGGCATTAATACAGTTAAGATAACAAAGGAGGTAAGTCCTATGACTGATGAAACACTAGATCTAACAGAAAAGGCTGACGAAGCAGTTTCTGAAGAGGTCGTTGAAAAATCAGAAGAGGTCGCTCCAGAGGCAGATGCCGTTGAATCTGAAGTTGAAAAGTCTGAAGACATGGATGACAAAAAGTCCATGAAAGACAAGCAGATGGAAGAGGAAGAGGACATGGAAGACGAAGCCGAAAAATCCTATGACGAAATGGAAGAGGATGAGGCCAAAAAGTCTGACGAGTCTGAAGAGGTATCGAAAGCTGATGAATCAATTGCCGTAGAGGCAGTTGCTGAAATCAAAGACACTCTAACATCAGCCTTTAGCGACCTAGCAGAAACAGTTAAGTTCCTCAATAGCCAAATTGATGAGCTAAAAAAGTCAATCGGAGCTGTCTCCGAAGATGTTTCTGCAACAAAACAAAATCTCAGTAATGCTACTGAGCGTTTTGATGAGTTTGGAAAGCGTGTCGATGCCGTAGAGCAAGACACAGCATTCCGCAAGTCTGGCGATCTTGGCGAGATCGTGCAGGATCAACCTGACATGGTTGAGAAATCCCTATGGGGCGGTCGTTTCCTCAAAACTGCCGACTTGTTTAAGTAAAAAAAAATCACTTAGGAGGTGACAAATGTCGGAAGAAATTAAGAAGAATCAGCCAGGTGAATCTGGTGAACTCGGAGGAACTGCACCAGGTGCTTACCAGGCACAAGGTGGTTTCGCATCGGGTGGCATCGGAGGCGTAACAGATCCTGGTGCTGATACACTTGGTAACATTCCAACCGCCGAATTTGGCGTGACAACTGGTCCAAATGCTGTAAATCCTTCGGGTGATGCTGCAAGCGGTATTCTACGTCCAGAACAGGCTCGTCGTTTTATCGACTACGTCTGGGACGGAACAGTTCTCGCCAAAGATGGTCGCCGTGTAACTATGCGTGCAAACACCATGGAACTTGAAAAAGTTAACGTTGGTGAGCGTGTTATTCGTGCAGCTGCTCAAGGCGTTGGAAGCTATTCCAACACTGGTGCACAGTTCAGCAAAGTTGAACTAACCACCAAAAAGATCCGTCTCGACTGGGAGGTTACAGCAGAGGCACTCGAAGACAACGTCGAGGGTGCAGCTCTAGAAGACCACCTAGTTCGTTTGATGACCAATGCATTTGCAAATGACATCGAGGATCTAGCTATTAACGGTGATGGAACAACTGGAGACTTCCTTTCAATTATGAATGGATTCGTCAACCGCGCAACAGCCGGAGATGCTCATGAAGCAGCCGTAACTGTTACCGATGACGCTTGGACTCCAGAGGTTATGCAGGACATTATTCTTGCCATGCCACGTAAGTACCGCGCACTTAAGAACAACCTTAAGTTCTACGCTGGTACCGACGTATTCCAGGGTATCGTTAAAAACAATGGAACACTAGCTGACGCAATTGCTGAAGCTTTCGCTGGTCAGGTTTCTGGTACTGAAGCTAACGCTCAGTCCTACCTAGACGGCGTTGGACAGACATTCGGTGGAGCACGTACAACTCGTGTTCTCGGAATTGACGTCATGGAGGTTCCATACTACCCAGCAGGCTATGTTGATCTAACTTTCCCACAGAACCGTATCTGGGGATTCCAGAGAGACATCACAGTCAACCGCGAGTATGTTGCAAAGAAAGACACAGTGGAGTACACCGTGTTTGTTCGCTTCGGAATCCAATGGGAAGAAGAAGACGCAATTGCCTACGGTGACGCAGCTGCTGATAGCTAAATCTAATTAAATATCCCGATTAGGGGGCAGGGCTTCGGCTCTGCCCCCTTTTCAATTAGCTGATATAATTATTTTAGGAGGAATGATGACTGAAAAGAAAAACCCTGTTCCTAAAAATTTTCAAAAAGATAATTTGATAACAGGCTCTAAGGGGTCTAAAAAACAAGAGATTCAGGTTATTGCCCAAACTGATAGCGGCGCTATTGGTACGGGGACTAGAAAAGTAACAGCTAAGAAACAAGAAATCAAAGAAACAAAAGAGTACGATAAGGTAGCTATTCATTCTACTAAGAATGTCTTTCTGCCAGGGGTCGGTAAAGTATTAAAAGGATACAATATCGTAAAGAGAGACGCTGCTGAGAAGTGGCTAGCTCGTGATCACATAAGAGAGGCCACTCCAGAAGAGATTGCTAGGGAGTATGGTCTTTAATAATGGATATTCTAAGAGTTCCTTCACTTGCCACTAATGCAAGCATTGCTGGTCTTTCTGCATCTACAGAATATGACTACACAGTTTTGGATGATGTTGATCATCATCTTATTGAGGGGACAGCTACCTCTGATGCCAATGGTAATCTAAGCATTACCCTTCCTTCAGAGTATGACAATTCTTATACTGTGACGGTAGATGGTGATGAGCATTATTTTAATGTTACCCGCCCATACGTTGATCCTACGACTAAGGCCGAAACAGCGTCAGAAATTTTGGAGTATCGCAAAAACGAAGAAATAGCTAGAGCAATTATTGACTCTGTCGTTGATGATGGATTCTACTATCGTAAAAGGTATATTCAGACAGTGGGCATTGGTTCTGATTATATACCTGTCTGGAAGCGCGTAAAGAAGGTTTTAAAGCTATATGAGAACAACGTGCTAATGTATGATGCCTCTAATCCAGATGACTACACAGTGTCTTATGCGCTTACCGCCGATAAGACAGCAATTATCGAAAGCTATGATGAACAGATTAATAGGCTTGAGGGAGCACAACTTGCTTTGCCAATGGCCCCATCTGATATCTATGACGTAAAGTATTACTATCGCGGATTCCCAAAAACCTTTGATTACAGAATTCTTGTAACACATGGCTTTACTTCTGTGCCTTCCGATATTCAAAGAGCCACAGAACTTTTGGTGGAAGACATTTCTTGCGGTAGGTTAGAGTATCAAAACAGATATGTTACAGAGTATAGAACAGATCAGTATCAGATAAAGATGGATCAGGCTGCTTTCTCTGGTACAGGAAATCTCGTGGTAGATAAAATCCTATCCAAATATGTACAGCCTATCTATACTCCTGGAGTTTTTTAAATGAGTTGTGACACAGGAGATTTTCGCTACCCATTACAGGCTCATCTATACTATCCAATAGTTGAGCAATCAGCTTACGGCAATATAGATAAGCAGTGGAACTTTGATCGAAATATTCACTGTAGCCTTGTGCCAGCAGGTAGCGGATTTAAAGAAGAAATAGACCCAGATGTCTTATTGTCAAGGGATCAGATACTTGTTGGAAGATTTAAAGAAGACATTCGTAATAGTTCTTTTGGCGAAAGCTTTGAGACAACAAACATACTAATCACCAATGTTGTTGATAAATCATGCAATTTGGTCTACAGAGAAACGGGTGGCCCAAGGTCAGAAAAGGGCACACTCTTTGAAGTGGCAACCCTTCAGCCCTTTCTTAACCCTTTTGGCAGGATAGAATATTATAAAGTAATACTTAAGCGCTCCGAGAATCAGGGGGCAAATCTATGATTTCAGTAAGGTTTGACGCCGATAAAGCATTTGCTCGTCAAATGCAAAATCTCATATCTTATTCCGAAGGTTTTTTCGATGGGGCTGAGGGTGGAATGCCTTTCTTTAAAGCTACTGTAGGAGAAAAAACAAAAGAGATATTGGAGATGTATATAGACTCTAACGCTAGAACAAACCCAGATTCTTTGCATCACGTTTATGAGTGGTATCAGACTGGATCTCCAAGTGCTAGGTTATTTGATATTGATTACAATATTAGCTCTTTTGGATTATCTTTTAATTATAGCTTTACACAATCTCAGTCTATCAAGCAGGGGTCTAGAGAGCCATTCTATGACAAAGCTAAGATAATGGAAGAGGGTATCGGTGTAACCATTACCCCCAAAAAATCATCAGTCTTGGTCTTTGAGGATGGCGGCAAGACAGTCTTTACAAAAAATTCTGTAAAGGTTGATAACCCTGGAGGGGCAGCAACCAGAGATAGCTTTGATAAAACTTTTGAAACATTTTTTCTAGCTTACTTTAGACAGTCATTTTTAGAAACTAGTGGTCTTAGGTCACAGCTAGGAAGTGTTTCTGCATTTACAAAAAGTTTGCCAGCTGGTCTAAAGTCTGGAAGATCTGCTGGAGTTTCTGCGGGAGCCGAATGGATTAAAAGTATTGGAGTAGGTACATGATTTCTTATCCACCAATAATTCTTAATGAATATTTAGCAGAAAAGGTTCCTCAAAGAGTATCTGGTTTCAAGGGAGATTTTAGATTTTTCCCTACAAGGCCAACAGACATAAATAGTATTACGGAGCAGTTCCCTGCACAATCAAATGATGTTTTCGCGGTATATGACAGAATGTTTAGGCTAAGAAGAGATCCCTTTCCACATGTCAAAAAAGAACAAATACTTTATTATCTTTACAAGAAGAATGGTGATCCAGAGGCACTAATAGAAACTGTTCAAATTCTTCAAGACTTGATGGATAGGGGCGATGAGTCTGCTCAAGAGATCAATGCTTGGACTGCCTCAAAAGTAAATGCGCAAGGAATCTTAGAGTTTGGTTCTGGTCGGGGTAAGAGACAATTTAAACCAGTATTCTTTCATGAAACAAAAATATTTCAATTAGAAGAAGCTAGGGATATTGAAGCTTTTGATTCCAATAGTACATTCTCTGCTAGCAAGTTAATTATTAATTACGACTATCACGTAAAAGATTATTCTTAATAAAAGCCTGTATAATTGTAAATGAGGAAACACGCCCAATTTCATTATAGAAAATGAGGTGAAAATTATGGCATATACTCGTGGTAATAGCTCGCAAATCATTGTGGGTGCTGCTGCGCTATTCACTTACGAAAACGGTGAAATGGCAGATACTGATCTGCCAGACGTTGTCGAAGATGTATCCTTCAAGGAGACACTCTCTGACGATGCCGATTTCCGTAACGTTGGATACACTATGAACGGTCTAGAGATCGTCTTCCAGCCTGACTTCGGTGAGGTACAGGTAGACCAGGTTCTCGACGTTGCCAAACTATACAAGCAGGGTATGCAGGTTAACCTTAACACTGCATTCGCTGAGGCAACTCTAGAAAACCTATTGGTCTCTATCGCTGGTCGAGATGACGACCTTGCTACCGCTTCTACCGGTCCATTTACAGGTAACCCAGTTATGAATCTTTCTGCTGGGGACATCGGTGAATGTCCAGTCGAGCGTGGTATGGTTGCAGTTGGTCCAGGTACTGGTGACTGTGCAGCTTCTGAATCCATCGAGCGCGTTTATGTTGCATACCGTGCACTCTCAATTGAGAATGTTACAGTATCCGCAAAGCGCGACGAGCCCACTATGTTCGAAGTTTCGTTCCGTCTTCTTCCAAATGACTCAGCGTCATACGGAAAGATTGTTGACAGAACGCTATCTCTCGTATCATAGTTAAGCAATAACTTAATAGAAACCGCCCAGGATTCGTTCTGGGCGGTTTTGCTTTGGTATACTTAACTAATGGCTAAAAATGTATACGATAAATCTAGGGTACAGCTAATTGATGGAACAAGATTAGAGCTAGGCCCACTCAATATTAAACATCTAAAAAAATTTATGGATGTTTTTTACCTTGTAGATTTTGCTACTACTGAAGATGAGTCAATCAGCATATTGACAGAATGTGCTGCTATTTGTATGCAACAGTATTATCCAGTTTTGCAAACTCGTGAAGACGTTGAAGATAACTTTGACCTTCCTACCGTTTACAGAATTCTAGACATTTGCGGGGGAGTAAAAATTGATCCAAATAAAACTGAAGAAATAGACGATCAGGCCAAAAAGCAAGCAAAAGAAAACAAGAATACGTGGAAAGACCTAGACCTGGCAGAGCTGGAGGCAGAAGTTTTTCTGATTGGAAGTTGGAAAAATTTTGAAGAATTGGAGTATAGCCTTACTATGCCTGAGCTTATTGTTATTTTAGAACAAAAGCGTGAAAGCGAGCAAAATGATCGCAAGTTCCACGCAGCAATTCAGGGGGTAGACTTAGACAAGCATACAAGACAGGCTTCCGATCCTTGGGAAGAGATGAAGTCTAGAGTATTCAGTGGTGGACAAAGTAGTGATCCAAATGATATAATTTCATATCAGGGATATAAAGCACAGCAAGCTGGATTCGGAATAGGTATGGGTCTGGACTATGTTGACATGAAAAAAAAGCCTGAAAAATCAGACTAGCTATATGTTATAATTAATATACCGACAAAGGAGAAAAAAGCAGCATGGCAACTAACATTAATCAAGAAACAACAATCACACTAGTTGATGGGCAAGAGGTCAACATTCGCCCATTAAAAATCTCACTGCTTCGTACTTTTATGAAAAAATTTGAGGGAATTCAAGAGGTGGCAAATGACAACGACAAGTCAATGAACATTCTTATGGAGTGTGTACAGATCGCTATGAGGCAGTACAAGCCAGAACTTGCTGAAGATCGTAAAGCACTCGAAGACAATATTGATTTACCAACAGTATATCGTATTGTCGAGGAAGCATCTGGAGTAAAACTCTCAGACTCTAACCTCATCAACGTGTAACAAGAGGAGTGCCACTGAATGGCTGATGCACAGGCCAATATTAATGTAAATCTTGATGCAACAAGGGCTATAGCACAGCTAAAAGTTCTGCAAAGACAGATTTCATCCTTTCATCAGTCGATGGCAATCGGCGGTGCAAAAGCACGAGCAGAATCATCACAGCTTGCCCAAACATTAATTAACAATGTTAATGCTTCGGGCAAGTTTTCTGCTTCTATTCAAAGAACACTATCTACCACCGAAAGTTTCACCAATTCCCTTGAGCGTAACAAGCTTTCAATGGGGCAATACTTTAAGTTTGGGATGGGCGCTACCAAATCTTTTGGTAAAATGTTTTCTTCTGAATTTAATACAATCAATAAGGTAGCACGAGAAAGAACAAAAACTCTACAGACTCAATACATTCAAATGGGTAGAGACGCCAGTGGCGCAATGCAATCCATTGCTGTTAGACCTCTCACCTTGGATATGAAAAACCTGGGCACCCAGGTAATGATGAATTCTCAAAGACAACAAATCTTTAACCAACTACTCAGGCAAGGTTCCACCAATCTTCTAAACTTTGGTAAAAACACCCAATGGGCTGGTCGTCAGCTTATGGTTGGTTTCACGATACCGCTATCTATTATGGGTGCTACTGCTGCTAAAGAGTTTATGAAGCTAGAGGAGCAAGCTGTTAAATTCCGTCGTGTTTATGGCGACATGTTTACTACGGATGCAGAAACAGAAAAGGCGTTGGCCAACGTTAGAGAGCTTGCTGATGAATTTACGAAATACGGCATAGCTGTAGAAAAAACTATTGACCTCGCTGCCAAGGTGGCCCAGATGGGTAATATGGGAGATGCCCTTGAGGCACAGGTTACCCAGGCCACCAGGCTGGCGGTATTGGGTGGACTAGAGCAGCAAGAGGCCTTAGATACAACTATCTCGCTTACAAATGCATTTGGCGTCTCCGCCCAAGATCTTGCAGGAAAAATTGCATTTCTTAATGCTGCTGAAAACCAAACAATTTTAGCAATTGAAGATTTTAACGAAGCTATTCCAAAAGCTGGTTCCGTTGTTCAGCAACTTGGTGGTAGCGTTGAGGACTTAGCATTTTTCCTTACCGCTATGCGTGAAGGTGGCATCAACGCTTCTCAGGGTGCCAACGCACTAAAGTCTTCTCTAGGTAGATTGATTAATCCTACAGAAGCAGCCAGAAGCGAGCTGGCGGGATTTGGAATAGACATTCTATCTATTGTAGAAAACAATGCCGGAAACCTCAGAGATATGGTTATGGATCTTGGTGGCGAGTTAGACAAGCTTGACCCACTAAACAGAGCCAGAGCTATTGAGCAACTATTCGGTAAGTTTCAGTTTGCACGTATGTCTACAATGTTCCAAAACATTACTAAAGATGGAAGCCAAGCTCGTAAAGTTCTTGACCTAACGGCGCAAAGCACAGAAGAGCTAGCGATCCTTGCTGAGCGAGAATTGTCCAGGGTAGAAGATTCTATAGGTTTTAAGTTCAAAAAACAGCTTGAAAACTTGCAAGCATCATTGGCACCAATAGGTGGTGAATTCATTAAAGCAGTTACCCCAATTATTGAGGGGGCAACAAAAATTCTTAAATGGTTCAACGGTCTTGGCGATGGGGCAAAACAATTTGCAGTAATCGCAGTAGCTGCAGTTGGTGTAATAGCTCCAACTTTTCTAATGCTTTTTGGTCTAGTCGCTAACGGGTTTGCCAACTTCATTAAGGGCATTTCTAAAGTAGGCTCTTTCCTCGGAGTGCTCTCTGGTCAAAGCAAGATGGTTGGCGGAAGCATCAGCTATATGACTCAAGAGCAAATTGAAGCTCAATCTGTATCTTCATCTCTAGAACAAACACATCAAAGACTTTATCAATTATTTACTTCTGAGTCGGCAGCTGTTGATACGCTTGCGGCGGCTTATGGCAGAGCCGCCGCACAAATGTCTTCGCTTAATTCCGCAGGAGCTGGAAGAGCAGCCGCAGGTGCTGCTGGAGCAACTTCTGCGGCAGGAGCAGCATCTACAAAAAGATACAACCCCTTCATTCCTCCCAAAAAATACAACAAGGGTGTTGTTATGGTACCAGGGCCAAAGGGTAAGGGGGATATTGTTCCGGCAATGCTTACTCCCGGCGAAGCGGTAATCCCAGCGGAAGAAACAAGAAAATATTTACCACTAATTAAAGGTATTGTTGACGATAACTTGCCTGGGTATCAAGAAAGCAATGTTGACCAGATCACTAGGCAACTAGGTGGAAAATCCTTCAATGTGAGGCCAGGAACCGATGTCTCTAAAGTAGACATCAAGCTAGCTAGACTTGCCGGAGCCGAACAGACCGCACCAGGTGTTTCGGGAATGGTTGCTGATGAGCTGGGTGAGGTTCAGCTCAGTGTAGGAGCTTTAGATACCGCAATTAAAAAAGTAAATGATTCTGCCAACAATTTTGTAAGAATTGTTCAAACTTTGCCAGAGGCAAACGCTCCTGCATCAAAACAAGGCGTGATCGCAAGTCATGGCACAGGTCAGACAAAGTATTCTCCAGAGGAGGCGGGTACTATGGCTACCCAACTACCACAGGGTCAGCTGAGGTCGGCCCTGGAAGAAGCTTCCACAACAGGCAAACGCGCAACAGGGTATAGCGAGTTGGTCTTTGGAGAATCTGCAGCATTTAATGAAAATATTGCAACTGGAGAAGAGAGGGGTGACTTCTTCAGAAAAAATCAAGATATTACCTCTGCACCTATGCAAGAGTCTGGGTACCTTAATTTAGAAGATTCTCAGCAGGCAACAGACTACAGTGAGTTTACTAATTTGGTTGCTACTAAATTAGAACAGGCGGGTAGTCAGGCTGTTTCAGAAAGTGATTTTCAACAAATTGTTGCCAACTCATTGGAAGAAATGACAGAGGGAGCAGCAAAACAAGGAATGCAGGCTGCTTCTCAAGAAATAAAATCTGTTTCTATTGAAGGCAAGAAAAAGGAAAGCGGTCAGCCAGACAAAAGAAGGTTTGAAGTACCAGGCGGAAAAGCTTTTACAGGTTCAAAGCTTTCTAAATCTAAAACAGAAAGAGGTGGATATCAGTCTCATACTGCAAAGGTTAGGAAAAAATTTGATGAGAGAGCTAACCAAGCTACTAGAGATCTTGTAACTAAGAGAGTTCAGGGAGCAGGCAAGGGTGACGTTTCTGGGATAGTCTCTAAAGACGCACAGGAAGATGCTCAAGAGTACAGCCAAACATTAGAACAGGCTCTAGAGTCAACGTCTCAAGATCCCTACATGTACGTTCGAGACAGAATGAGCCCACACGAAATGTCAGGGCCAGACGGTAAATCCGATGCTACAGAGTATGGAACAGAGTTTGCGAATACTTTAAATCAACAATCAAGTAACCTAACTCCACCAGCACCACCATCAGCAGGAAGCCAGCCGAGCAGTCGCTTTTCTAAATTCAAAGATAGAGCTAAGAGCTTCGGCACTCAGGCCATAGATAGGTTTATGGAAACTGCTCCAGGTCAGAGTGTAGGAAATTATTTTGCTGAAACTAGTGGTGCAAACATTACTAATAGCAAGGGAGAAGTTGTTGCATCTCCTACAGAGCAGGCACCAACACAAATAGTTCCAAGACAGTATCCACCAGGCCAGTCCCCCTCAGAAATACAGGCTAGAAACCAAGCTCTTGTAGATAATAAATTAGCTACATTTGATGCCGAAACCGGAACAATGTTTGCTACAACTACTGGAAAAATACAGGGTCTTAAAGATTCGTTTAGCGTATTGGATACAGAAATTTCAGAGCTTGGAGATACCGCTCAGGATTCTGCTTTTGATGTGGATAATCATACTCAGTCAGTAAAAGAGAATGGGGATACCGCCCAAAGAGCTGCAGGGCAGCAAGAATTAGCTCCAGATCCTCGTACCGGAGAAATGGTTCCCAAAGCACAAGCTGACAAAATTGCTCGTAAAGAAGACAGGAGGCAGAGGCGACAGTCTAGAGCTAGTAAAGCGATGATGGGGTTCGGAGCTGTTACCGGTGGTCTAGCCGCAGCTACACAGCTTAATGTTGAAATACCAGGGATTGGGAACATCGGAGAATTTGCTCAAAAGCTTTTGCCAGTTACTGGTGCCTTGACAGCTATTGCACCAATTCTGCTGGCATTGCCACTACCCATAGCGGCTCTTGTGGCGGTAATTGGTGCTGGTGTTTATTTATGGATGAGGCACAACAAGCAGCTAAAAGAAGCTACAGAAAAAGCTAGAAAACTAGCGGTTGGCCTGGGGGTCGGAAACGATGCTATGCAAAAATTTGCAGAATTTGCTGGCACCGTTGCTCCAACGGAGTTGATGAACGAAAGAAGACAGCTAGGCACGCTACCTATTGCCGCAGGAAAAAGTGAGTTTGGAGAAAGCTTTATTGGAAGCGAGCAAGGTAGCGAATATGTTAAAACAGTTGAGGAAGGTATTACAGAAATTGGCAGGTCGGGAGTAATTGAAAAGCTTGGTCTTCAACTTTCTACCGCAGTAGCATCAAATGTTTTAACTCAAAAGCAAGCAGCTGGAATAGCGGTTGAGTTAGGTCGTGCGGTAGGAGATCTCAGTCTTGGAGTTGGAATTGCTGCCGAGATTTCTAAATTTGTCGGCCCCAACGGTGAAGAAGAGCCTTTACCTGTTGAAGTTTTTGCAAAAATTATAGAGGCTTCTTCTGAGGGTGTCGCAGAAACTCTAGAAGACTTAACGGCCAAAGCTTTAGACGAAGATGCCTTTACAGGATTCTTTAATTTTGATAAAGAGACTTTACAGTCTGAGCTAGCGGCGGGAATTTTAGGTCAAGCAGAACAGGTTCAGCAAGCTATTGATGCTCAAACGGTTGCCACCAATGATAGAGTTAAAGCCTTGCAAGAAGAGGGTAGGCAGCTTGCCGCAAATGGAAAGCAAGAAGAGGCTAATGCAAAATTTGATGAGGCGAGAACGGCTCAGCGAGAAGGGGACGCCGCTAGATTATCTCTTCTTGAAGAACAAAGAAAAACTTTAGAATCAACAACAGGAGAAATGTTTAGAGTTTTTGAAGCTTCAAAGCTGGTGAGCAGAGAAATGCAGAATGCGCTTGCAGTCTCGGATGACAAAGGGCTTTCAGAAGAAATTGATAGGCAGGTAAGAGAATCTTTACTAGCAATTGAAAAGTTGAATAATGTTGATTTTGGAGATGTTGAAAATATGTCTCAGTCAGAACTTGCAGATGTATATTATGAAGCTTATGAACAAGCTGTTGCGTTAGACAAACAGCAAGAAGCTTACAACGGAACTTTAACCGAAATGGGGAAAATTCTAGAAGAACGTTTCGGTGCTGACTCAACTGCTTTTGAAAAAATTGATCAAATTATTACAAATGGCGATCTTGACTTTGAACTTAAATATAATCTTGTTGTTGGAGTGGGCTCAGAATCATTAGACCTTAATGACGTTGATGACTTTTTGCAAGCTACAACACTTGATCCAGAAAATATTTCTCAAGAAGAAGTTTATGAATATCAGATAGGGCAAGGCGGATTTGCTCAAGATCTTACACCAGAAGCTGAAGCTGATATCAAAGAAGAGATAGCGGCGTATAACAAGAGTATACAAGACGCTTTTTCAAACATCGACTCCTCTTTGGGCGACGACGCCAGCTCAAAAATAACTCAGATATTCGGAAAATTAGAAAATGATGAGTTTGCTAAAGAACTTACCCTACAGGTAAATACTTTAATTGACGAAGGGGATGAGGAAAAGGCACAAGCTCTGCTAGACACTATGGGCCAACTTGCTGCCTATGACGCAGGCCCAATAACTCCAGAGGTTATCCTTGATACCTATCTCAATGACCCCAAAGCTTTAGAGGAAATGCAGGCAGCGCTAGCAGAAATTGAAACTTTTTTCGGAGAAAATGCCGGGCCAGATGGCAAGGTTACGCACGAACAAGTAATTTCTCAAGATATAATAAGGGGCGGGGTTGCGCTAGAAACATTCAAACAGGATTCAGAATACTTTAATAGTCTAGATCCATTCCAGCAATATCTTTACGTTCAGACTCTTCTTACCGTAGAGGACACGCTGGATATGGACGAATATCAAGCCTGGCTCGCTAAAAATCCCACCCTTGCAAGAAATGTTAGCGAGGGAAGGATTGAAGCTGGTTATTCTCTCCAAATGTATCTTAGAGAAACTGCCCAGGATGTTGTGGGCTCGGGCATGGATCTAGGTGGTGACGATGGCGGAGATCCACCAGGACCAGAACCAAAAGGGGGAAGCGGGGAGGCCAAAGACACTTCAATTCTGGATCCCATCGTAAAATCAAGCAGAGACTTTGGAAATTCAGCTCAAGAGTTAACGACTGGTTTTGAAGCTTCTCTTGCAGCTATTATGGAATTTTCTGAGGGAGGGGCTTGGGGTCTGAATGGACTTGCCCGTCAACTTCGTAATGTTAATGTTTCAGAAACAATGATTGAAAAATTCCTCGGTATGGAACCAGAAGAATGGGATAAGTACAAAGACAAGCTGTTTGAAGTAGACGAAAATGATAACATTGTCGGCTTGACCGAAGAGGGTGAAGCTGTTCAACAAGCAGAAGCTAGCGCAACTATTGCTGAAGAAACAGATAGTATTGAAGCTCAAACAAAAGCTACACAGAATCAGCTAACAGCTTTTGACAAATTAGTTGCTGGCGGTGCTAGCGTTAAAATGGCTTATGACATGATTCAAAATGAGAATATTGCTTCTGCTGTGGCTACTTCAAAAAATACCGCGGAAGTTAAGAGACTTATTTCAGCACAGCAAGAGCTTGCAAAGCTTGAAGCAGAACTTGAAGAAATTGACGAAGAAGAGCAGAGAAAAGAAAGAATTCGTGATGCCATTAAGGACATGAACAAAGAATTTGATGATCAAGTTAAAGCTCTTAATAAGATTAGAAAAGCTACTGATGAATATTCTGATGCTCAAATAGAAGCAATTATGGGTAACAAAGATTTGCGTTCGCTTTTCTTGGAGCCAAATATTGCCAAGGGAGCACTAAAGAAAGCTCTAGAAAACGCAGAGAAGAGAGAACAGCTTGAGCTAGATATTCAGCTTCTTACTTTCGACGGTAGAGAAAACTTCTTAAACGAAGCATTCAAAAAAGCTAAAGACAAATTTTCTGCTGAAGAAACTAGAATAGAGCTTGAGTTTGATGCTGATGTTGCAGGGGCAGAAAGTATAATTCAAGAAGCTGAGAATGAAATAAACAGCATGACCTATGCGATTGATGACTACCAGGCCCAGCTTGATGAAATTCAATACCGCGAAGATGAAATCAACGAAAAGTATGATAAGAGATTTGAAGCATTGGACAAGATTGCATCAATTAATGACAGGATTGCAGCACAGCAACAGACACAGCTAGACCTGGCCGAAGCTCTTTCTCGTGGTGACATTGCAGCGGCAGCACAGGCCGCACAAGCTTCTCGTGAGCAGGAAATGACTGACAACATGGAAGCTCAAAGAGAAATGCTAGAGATGAGAAGAGAAGCAGAGCTAGAGTCCCTAACATTGGGCGGTATGACAAGAAAACAGCTAGAAGATCAGATAGATACTCTTAATAGAAGAATTTCTGAAATTGAAGAAACAAGATTAGAGCCACAAGAGGAGTACATCAGATTAGCAGAGCTAAGAAGAGATGCAGAAATTGAAAACCTTGAAGTTATGGGAAGGTCAAGCTCTCAATGGGATCAAATTCAAAATGCTTTGGATGTTGCTCGTACTCGTAACTTTGAGTTTATGAATGAAATGCAAAGGCAATTCTCCATGTACCCAGAAATTTTGGCTAAGTATTTGGAGGGCGAACCCCTACCGCCACCACCCAAACTTCCACCACCACCGCCACCACCCAGAAGAAGGGTAAGCCGACCATCTAAGTGGGAGGGCGGAAGAAAGAACGGTAGATCCAGAGAAGATCCCCCAGGTCCAGGAGGTCACAGCGCCGCCATGGGAGGACTCATTACCAAGAAAATGGCAATGGGGGGGATGATGAAGGGCGGAATGTTTAAAAAGATGAGCCTAGGTGGAATGGTGCCTAGATATCTTGCATACGGTGGAAAGGCTTTAGGAAGTGACACTATCCCAACTATGCTAACCCCAGGAGAGTTTGTTATTCGTCGTCCCGCTGTAAATGAGTTTGGCGTGGATAACCTAACAGACATTAATCGCGGAACATACCAAGGCAATTCCATGTATAATTATAACTTAAGTGTTAACGTAAAATCTGATTCTAATCCAGAACAAATCGCTAACACAGTAATGAGAGAAATCAAGAGAGTTGATTCTCAGAGAATGAGGAATAACAGATACTAATGGCTACACTTCCATACATGCAGGGTCGTAAGAGATACGCTAGACCACAGGCAATGCTTTTTGCAGATAACCCTGGACAAATTGTGGAAGACACCAGCTCGGGATCTCCTACAGAGGGGCAGTCTTTTTATATACCGCTAGGAAACGAAATTGGTTCAGCAAATTTTGATGAAAGTGATCCATATGAGTTCTTAATACTGTCTGATGACAATAGGCAACCTATACAATTTAGACCCACAAGAATCGAAACAAAAGAGAGAATGGCAAATGGTAGAATGAGATCTTACCATATTGCTGATAAGCTAAGCATATCAACAGCTTGGAACATGTTGCCATCAAGGTCGTATTCGTTAAACCCAGATTTTAACATAGAGGGAAGCTCCCCCTACAAAAATGTCACTAACGCAGAGTTTACTAGTGATGGAGGTGCTGGGGGTGTAGAGCTTTTTGACTGGTACAGCAAATACACTGGATCCTTTTGGGTTTACCTGTCTTACGACAAATATACCAATTTCTCACATGATAATAATCCTGACGAAATGTTTCAAAATTTAAACAAATATAGTCAAGTTATCGAGGTATTCTTTGGAAGTTTTGATTATTCAGTTGAAAAACGCGGAGGAAGCAACTACGATTTCTGGACTATTAACCTCAGCTTGGAAGAGGCGTAATGTTTAAAAATGAAAAATTGCAAGAGCACCTAGAGACATCTTCCAGTATTAATTCTCAGCCAGCAGTAATTGCTGAATGGAACATGAGTGTTGCTGAAAATATTGCTACAATTGGCAACTACAGATATCGCCCAAATGCTGATCCAGCAGGAGACGACGGGGTATTTCTTTTAATCAATGATCAGTATGATCCTAATGATGCAACCAATGATGTAAAGTTCTATACAGATGCCACTTATGCAGATACCGTCGTAGATGGCGGACTTGACGATAACGATCAGCCAATTGCTTTTGTTTCTGACAATGAAAAAGAAAGACTTTTATATTCTTTAGAAGATTGCTTCAACAGATTTAGGCCACGATCTGGAATTAACAAGCTTAGATATTTTGAAAATAATTTTACTCACCACACTAATAGGGACATGGCAAAAAGGCCAAGATACTATATGCCTAGTCGTGAAGATGCTTTTAAGTATTGGACTTCTTATAGAAAAGAAAACGGCATAGAAAGAGGGATTGCTACAGAACTTTTTGGTGTAGATCAATACTACATCCATGACGCTGCCCCCTTTGTCGTTTATAAAGAGCCCATACCAGTAAACAAAATTGTTGTTAAAATGCAAACGCATGTTGGCGAAGTCAATCTAGGCCCATTTCAAAATGGTTCTGAAGAAATCGAAGATCCATTTTTTGGTGAAAGCAATAAAAAAACTCCAGCAAGGTGGAAGATTCAGTATTTAAATGAAAATAATTGGGTAGATGCCATATCTTTTGATGAGTCTTCTGTCAGAGAAGACAACTCTCCAGTTATAGGCTCAGATGGTTACGTTGAAGTTTCTTATGGGTTAATAATTCCAGAGCAATACCGTGAAGGCTTTTACTTTGTAGATTCTTACATTTCGGCATCCTTGTTGCCAGATAATCCAATAAGTGGAAGCGCTTATCTTGTCGGGGCATCAGGGGATAGCCTGGGCACATTCTATATTTGGACGGGTAGTCAGTATGAAACTTTTCTTCCAAACTATGGATGGTCGCTATCTAAAGAAACGCTAGACGGAAAAACCCACCTAGTAAACACATTAACTAATCCAGAGCAATATCCAAATTCACTTTCCGGCCAGCGAGATTATAGAGAAATTCAATATATTCGTGGTATTCGTATTGTTGTAGAAACAATGGACACTCAAAACTCTAGCTTTGATTTAATAGAAATATCTCCAAGATTAGCCGCAAATCTTACAGATAAAGTGCAATCTTTTTCTGTTGATAAAAGTGCTTCCGATCTAGGTGTAAGTGGTATGCCAGTTGGACAATTGCTTAGCTCGGTTGGATCGTTAGAAATTTTTGACTATGATCAGTCTTTTAACAAAAAGAATACCAATAGCATTATTTCTAAATACTTAGAAGTTAATCTTCAGGTTAAGTTTTATGAAATAATTAATTTTGTAGAAGACCAAGACTTTTACGAATATTACGTTCCTATAAAAACCATGTATGCTGATTCGTTTCCAGAAATCTCTTCAAGTACCAGGAAGACAACAGTAAGCCTTAGAGATTTATTCTTTTATTTTGAGTCTACGACAGCCCCTCAAATTTTTATAGAGAATGCTTCTTTAAGTTACGCTATTTCTTTGTTGCTCGATTCGATAGGTTTTTCCAATTATTCTTTTTTGAGAGTAGACGAAGAAGATGACCCAATCATACAATATTTTTTTGTAGCCCCAGATCAAAGTGTAGCAACTATATTACAACAGTTAGCTGTGTCAACTCAGTCTGCAATGTTTTTTGACGAATATAACAATTTTATTGTAACAACAAAAAACTACATTATGCCAACAGAAGAACAAAGACCAACTGATCTAGTTCTTAAAGGATCTAAGGATCAAATAAAATCGGGGCAGCTGGAAAATGATTCTAGCTCTACTAAGCTTTCAAACATAATAGAGATGTCTTCTTCTGAAAACAAAATCTTTAACGATGGCTCTATAAACTATACATCTAGGTACATTCAAAAAACATATGGATCATTAAAACAGGCGAGCATAATAGACAGAGACAAGACATGGATATATAAGCCAGTACTACTATGGGAAGTTTCTGGAGAAGAGATTGCTAGGTCTAGGGAAGAGTCAATAGAAACCTCAAGCTCTTACACGCTTTCTGCTATACCACTCAACTCTGATATCTTGGCGACACCTCCTTCTGTTGTAAATGGAGAGGTTGTAAACAATATCATCGACCTGGGGGAAGGTGTCTACTGGCTTGGAAGATATAACGGATATTTCTACGCTAATGGAGAAATTATTAAGTTTGACGCTGTCGAATATAGTGTTTCTGGAGTGGGAAATGTTTGGGTATCAAGCGTTAGGGAGTATCAGAATTATTTTGCACAAATAGGATTTAACGGAAAGCTTTACCCAACAGGAAGAGTAAAAATTTACGCGGAACCAAATTATGAAGAAATCGGCGGAATCACAGTTCTTTCTAACGGAGAAGTCGCCAAACACGGTAGAGGTCAATTTGGAACACCAATAGTTTTTCATCCAGCTGGACTAGACGAATACTGGTCGGACAATACAGCTGCTGCGTCGGTAAATGGTGTAGAAATGGACTCAAAGTATTTATTTTCAGAAACGCTTGAAACAGACCTAAGTGGTATATATAACGAAGGAAGCAACAAGGGTAGAGTTTTTGCTGAAATAGAAGATCCAGAAAAAATATTTGCTATTACATATGCTAATTCTCAGTGGGTCGGTGCGGGGAACTCTGGAAAGTTTAGACTATCGGATAATGGCCTAGACTGGGAAACTCTGGTAGATTCTGATATTGCAAACAGTGTTGTGTTCAATTCCATTGCATTAGGAAAGGATGGATCCAACAATGATTTGTGGATAGCCGCAGGCACCAAGCAGATTGGGGAAGACTCTAGTGAAGCATTTATGGCTTCTTCGCCAGACTATACAGATTGGTCAGTAGTTAGTAGTGGTTTTGCTTCAGACACAATTAACGAAGTTAGGTATTTAAACAATAAATGGATAGCTGTAGGAAAAGTTAGCGAAGTTAGGGTTTCTGAAGATGGAGCTAGCTGGACAACCAAAACTCCAAATTTTGATTTAAATCCAAAAACTATTACAGCAATATCCAGGGCAAGCACTGTTAATCTTTCTAGCATTAGCAACGGTACTCCAGCAGAGTTTACCCTCAATGGACATGGGCTAAGGCATAACGATAAAATTGAATTGCTCACAACAGGCACTTTACCAACAGGGCTAAATACCTCAACGACATATTATGTTCAATTTGTAAGCGCAAACTCTTTTTATGTTGCGACATCTCCCGATGGTGCTACAGTATCTACCACGTCTGCCGGAAGTGGGACGCACAGCTTCAGGTTGCTTGGAGCGGTTATAACAGCAAGCAATCACGGTATGCAGGACAATAATGTTTTTCATATTATCCCAGATGGATCGTTACCCTCTGGTATAGAAGAAAAAAAGATATATTTTGCTAGAAAGATTGACAACAACAGATTTTATTTTTCAGCAGAGCAGAACGGTATCCTTGTAGACTTTATCAATTCTCAATCTGGAGTAAGTCACACTCTTAATAGATTTGGAGAAACAAATCTTCAGACCGCCGCCTTTGGAGATGGAAAATGGCTAGTTGCTGGAACAAATGGTCAAATTTCAATAACTGAAGACTTGGATAACTGGACAGCAGTTAGCTCTGGATTTAGTCTTACCTCAATTAACAGTGTAGTTTATGCAAATAATTTATGGGTCGCCGTCGGAAATGCTGGAAAGATTAGAACTTCTACCAACGCAACATCTTGGACAGGAAGAACCTCAAACTTTGGATCAACAAATATTAATTCAGTAGCATTTGGAAATAATCTTTGGGTAGCCGCGGGAGATGCCGGAAGGCTAAGCACTTCCCCAGACGGCCTTTCTTGGACGGCACGAACGACTAAGTTTGCATCAAATATTTTTGAAGTAGCATATGGTAATAGGTGGGTTATTGTAGGAGACAGACTTCAGGTTCAATCATCAACCAATGGCTCAACCTGGGTAGATCAGAGTCACGACAATGCTGGCCCAGTAATATTTGAAACAGAATTATCTCATAACCTAGAGCCATTTGATTATGTGCAGTTTAAGACAAATGGGGCCTTGCCATCGGATGAACCCAAAGAAAAGCAAGTTCTTAATTTGATTAATCAGGGAGATCCTACCGAAGATAATCCAGATCCTTCTTTTGGGATAGAGTGGGCAACTTTCATAAGAATTGGACATGGCTTATCTACTGGAGACACAATTAAGCTTTTTACAACAGGAACTTTGCCAGCACCACTAAGTACAGAAAAGGTGTATTACGTTACAGTTGTAGACTCTAATGGGTTCAATGTTAGCGAGAGCGATGGCGGTCCTCTGGTAGAAGTTACTGGCAGCAGCTGGAGCTATGATCCCAATGGAGTGATAGATAGTTATTCTGAATTTTATGTCGGAGGTGTTCAGCCAAACAGAAGGTATTACGTTACCCCAGCAAAGCTTGACAATTACCAGTTTACTGTTGCTGAAACAATTGAGGACGCAAGGAATGGCAATATTTTAACTGCTGGCGGAAGTCAGAGTGGAGAACATTCCCTTATACTAGACACAGTTGAAGATATTCTCCTTATAGAAAGTTTTGATAATAACCCTGGTGAAGTACTTACAATTAGTACAGAGTCTAATCACAATCTTGAAGTTGGCGACAGGGTATTTTTTGAAATGCATATAGGTTCATTTTATTCTGACAATAATTTACCAGCTGGACTTGCCAAATATGCAGAATACTACGTTAACAGCGTTTTGTCAGGAATATCGTTTACAGTATCAGAAACAAGACAGGGTAATGCCTTTTTAGCAAATGGTTATGCTGGACAAATAGACTCAGAGAATAGAGCATACATTGCCAAAAATGTGACTAATGGCGTTTTGGGGTCTACAATATACGCTCCTTCACTTTCAGATATAAGATCTGGAAGTCTTGTGGAGATAACTTCTGGCAATGGAGAACTACTTGCAGATACCAGAGTCTCAGCTACTAGGCCAGCTAGTAGGATATCATTTAACATCGATAGCTTTACCTTCGATTCAGAGTACACAATATTTAATTCTAGCAATCATCAGCTTTTTACTGGTGATGACGTTAGCTTGTCAACAACTGGATCTTTTCCAACAGGAATTAATCCAAGCTTGATATACTATGTAGAGAAAATAAGCAACAACTCTTTTGCTTTAAGAATTTCTCCAGATGGAGATTACGTAATAGCTATAGATTCAGGACAGTCTGGGTCACATTCAGTTTCAAAAACTTTAGGATCTTCTGACAAAATTATTATTTCTAAAGAAGTTCAGGAGTTGTTGCTCAAAAACGACGAAATGTTTTTTAGCGAAAACACAGTAATCGGAAGTACACCGACTGAGGTATATTTCGAAAACTCTATACTTGTAACGGATGAGCCTGCGGTAGTTAATTCTGGGAAAGCTGGACAAAGTGATGAAAACTTTGAGCTAGCCAGGTCTTCTTCTCGTAATGGAATTATTAAAAACTTCTTGGCCAAGACATCTTTTAGTGAGTCCGACGTTAACAAGTTTTACTCAACTCAGGCTGGCACAATCCAGTCCTCCGCTCTGGTAATGACTGGTCCAAGCTTTAGAACAGAAATCGAGGCAGATCAAGACAAGAACCCCCTTAACTTTGTTTCTTATGTATACAAAGAGCTAGATAATAAGTTTACTCATTTTGGAACCAGGATGAGAATTATCGGACGAATGAGTGCTGAGGATAGATTGCAAACAGCTTTTAACAGCATAAACTATTATCAAGCTTTAACCGAAAATCCTAGCGACCCACTCTCTTTTTCTGGAAGCTCTGGTGGCATAGCCTGTATGATAAATCCAGAAACAAATATGGGGTATTATTTTGAAATTGTTGCTCTTTCGGAAAGCAATGTAGAAGATTATTCTGTTGATGGAGTGTACAACATTTTGTTCTACAAACTAACAAGAAGGGCTTCTTCTGAGGGCAACGAGCAGGTCAATGACTCTAGCAAAGCTATCCCTGTCAGACTATTTGCGGGGGCAACAAGCATTTCTGTTGATGATGGCACACTTGTTGGTCAATTTAGAATGACCAATGAGTCCAATCCTAGCGTTTATGACTTAGCCGTAGAATATGAAGATATTGACAACAACACTAGAAGATTTTACTTATACATTAATAACAGAGTTGTGGGTGTTGTTGATGATACCAACCCATTGCCCGTTTATAACAATATGGCTCTTTTTGTTCGAGGAGAAGCAAGGGTAATGTTTGAAAACATTTACGCAATAGGGAACAACTATAGTCAAAATACTGTAGCACTTCTGGACACCCCAATAAATTCAGTATTTGGTAAAAACAATATTAACGTTTCCGAATCTTTTAGAAAGTATAGCATGAGCGGTTTGGTGCAGGCTACCTATTTGGCTGGCATAGGTACTAACGAACCACCAAAATATAACATTTACTTTGATGAATTTGGAACAATAATGAGGGAAGCCTCATACTTTAATGTTAGATATGATAAGGCTTATCCAGCACTTCATGCTCAGATATCTCCAACATTTAATAACATAAAGGGGTATACGGTTTCAGGCTTTGTGCCACATGCTTATGGCGCAGAGTTTTTAGTTTTTAACCACACAGACACCGCAATTAGCTTGGACGAGACTAGCGGCAACTATCTGAGAATTCAGGGGGTAACGTTTACTCAGCAATCTAATAATGAGCTAACGGTAGACGATTATTTTGAAAACATAAGTAATTTTTCCACACCAGAGTATAAGGAAGATGGAACAATAATATCTCCAGTTAGAGCAAAACAAGAATATCAGGATATTAAAAATAGCAGAATAACAAATGGTAAATTTGACTTCACCTTGGAGGCACCATATATCCAGAGTCAATCTGAGGCCAACGATTTAATGAGTTGGATTATATCAAAAGTTTCCAAGCCAAGAAAGGCCCTAGGCCTTAGCGTTTTTGGATTACCAACAATGCAGCTGGGAGACATAGTTGAGGTTGATTATGTCGATAACGAAGGTGTTAACCAGATAACTCTAGGAGATTCTCGTTTTGTTGTTTACAAGATTGACTATCGAAGAGATGCTAGTGGACCAAAGACAAGCGTATACTTAAGCGAGGTGTTTTAATTGGTATCGGCTATTCCTAATCAACCAGAGCCAGGAAATCCTTATTACTCACAGAGGGATAATTCTACAAAAACTGGAGATCCGCAGTTTTTTGTTTTAACAGATCCAGCTGCCACCGTTGAGGAAATGGAAAATGCCATATGGCAAAATATTGGAGGGCACGAGATAATCAGTCTTGCAAGAAGAGACCTTGTTGACGGTATAAATCTTGATTATAATTTAATTAATAACTTAAAAAGTCTACAAGAAGAATACAATCCTCAAACAATATTCCCTATAGAAGACATAATAACGAAATACTTTGAAAGGTTTGGTCTAAAGTTTCAAGACTTTGTGCCCGATCCAGAGTCTTTATCCAGGATAGATGACGGAATCGATTCTCCAGTTATTCTAGATGATAATGGCGACATTGTGATTTATGTAAAAAACATAAAGGACAACCAAGAAGTTGAGATACAAATATTAGGTTCTCAAGAGCTTCTTCGTGATACAATTTATTAGGAAAACTATGATTACAGATACAGGGAAAGATATACTAGCGCGCTACCTCTTAGGGCATACGTCGTCTTACGCCTCACATATCGCTGTTGGCTGTGGGCCACGACCATTGAGCTTTCTAGAAGACCCTCAAGACTATGCCTCTGAGTATAAAGCAAAAAGCAGTCTCGACTTTGAGATGTTTCGCGTTCCTATATCTTCAAGAGGTTTTGTTGAAGATGCTGGAAAGTCCTTTGTTGTATTTACAGCAGAGCTGCCAACCCAAGAGAGATACGAGATATCGGAGCTGGGACTATACTCTGCTGGCTCAAACCCATCTGCTGGCTCAACTGACAGCAGGCTTCTTTATTCTTTTTCTCAAGAAGAAAATTGGGAGTATCACTCGAATCTTGCTGCAACAGAGATACCTTTGGTGAATACTAGATTAGACGAGCCTGGCACAAATTTAATAACAGCTCCAGGAGACGTTAGTGCTTTTCAAGCAAATTCAGACAATGTTTTGTTTACATATGAAGACAGAATCTTGAGATTAGAAACACCCAGATTTTTAAATAGCTCAGTTTTTGTTAGAGGAGACTCTGCCATTCTTTCTCTTAATTCTCAAGGGAACTTGGTTCCAGATGAGTCAATCTCTTCTCATATACACTTAACGGGAACTTCTGTCAATCTAGACAGTAACGCACCTACTGATCAAATAAAGTTTGCATTTTCTATAATTAACAACGAGGGAGATAGCCCATTAACAGCAGGAGTTAATGAAGCTGCAGACCCAGAGCAGGTCAGAATAATGATAGAGTTTGCTTCTGGAGAAACTGGATCAGTAGATTCTGCAAAGCTTGACGTGGTGCTTACAAATGGAGAAGACGGTGTAGACTTTTCTGAAAACAGATATTTTGTAGTAACAAAACAGCTACAAGAGTTGAATAAGACTATCGGATTTTCTTGGGATTCTGTAACTATAGTAAAGGCCTACTGTTCGGTTCTTTTTGGAACTGGACTGGAGCCATCCCAGAATTACTGGGTAGCTCTAGATGGAATAAGGCTAGAGAATGTCACCACCGTTAATCCTCTATATGGACTCACTGGCTATTCGGTAATTAAAAATGATAACGGAAGCACTGTAGCTAAAAGATCAAATACTACAAATTTTGTAGAGTTCCGCTTTGCCTTTGACACTGATATATCGGAATCCGGTAATAGCTAATGGCAGACATAATAAAAAAAACCATTATCCCAGCCGAGTCTTTGACGGAATTGGACTGGGAAGCTAATGGTTATTTGGTTAGGTATAGAATTAAGTCAGAAAACAAAAATTTAAGTTCACACTGGTCACCAGTTTATATTGTCCCCGTAGCAGATTTTCCAGATGTTGAGGGTAGTTTTTTTGAAACAGTGGGGGAAGATGGACAAACAAATGTCACTGTAGTTTGGGATGACATTGTAGAGAGGCCAAACTATGATGTATTCGTTTCTTTTCGAGGACTGACACTATTTAATACTTTTGACTATGACGGAGACACTTTTATTTATCATGGAACTTCTCCAACACATACATACTCTTTTGTGAAAAAATCAGGAACAGAGTCTTTGAGAATAGTCGTTCAGCCATCAGCAGATAAAAAAATAATTAAGTCTAATTTTGTTATTTTTGACACAAACTATCCTATCGAGGATTTCCCAGAATACTCTTAATCTGATACAATTGTAAAAAAGGAGAATCATGGCAAGAGTACCAATACCTCAGCAGGGTCAACCACTAGATGTGTCGTATATCGCTACCCTAGCGGAAGCAATCAACCAGCTGTCTGAAGAAGGGTCAGCATTAGCACAGGGAAATAATTTTATTTTAAAGGGTAGGCTTTCTGAAACAGCCTCCTCCTATAAGCTTTATGGCGCTCAGCTATTTGCACAAGAAATAAACTTGATCGCTGGAACGTCCAGTATTGCTGAGCAAAACATTAGCTTTAGCCCATACAACTTTTCTAACCCACCGATTGTTACCGCCAGCTTAGTAAATCCCTCAGATCCAGAGGCAAACGTATACGTAAAAAATATAACGTCTGGCTCAGCTACGATAATTATCCAGTTTTCTGGATCAGAAAACAACTCTGCAGCAGTTAACGTTATCGCTGTCGGAGTTCCGTCAAGCACTTAATATTATGGCATTCGATAGAGAGGCGTATAACTCTGCCCCAGTAATCACTGGGAACAAGAGGGTGTTTTTTTTAAACGGTGACCTTGTGCGCAAGCACCACATCAATAGGGCTAGCGGGATAATGTCTGTTTACAACATTACAAAAGATCGTATCGAAAGTTGCCTGGTAGCCGACTTCAAAAGAAACAGCGAAAAGGCATACACAGTAAAAGAAACGGCAATTCTTGTAAACCGTCATCAAAAATATTTGCCGAGGCTGATGAAAAACGGATCGATACCTTTTCCCACGGGTGCACAAAAAGATGGGGTAAGAGAGTGGAGAGTTAGGTCTTACTATTCGGCATCACAGGTTAAGGAAATCAGAGACGTTCTGGCGACATTCAATATGGGTCGCCCAAGAAAAGACGGACTAACAAACAACAATAACACTCCCACAATTCAAGAGTTGAATCGTAGGATGGGAAGTGGTATACTGACTTATACGAAAACAGAAGACGGAAACTTTGTTCCACTTTGGACAGAGAGTATTTAGAGAGGGTATATTATGGAAAACAGCAACACAAAGGTTAATGTTCTTCTTGGCTACACAATGAACCTTGGTAACTTCCAATCGTTGCGCATTGACATTGGAGTCGAAGATCAGGTACGCGATGGAGAAAACGTACAGGAGGGCTTTGATCGAGTGTATAAATTCGTAGAAGAGCAGCTCGGTCAAAAACTACAAGAAGCTAAGTCTGAGATTGCGGAGTAATGGCCACACGTCAAGAGCGTATGGCATTACTATCTCGTTACATAAAGCTACACACTGCACACTATCAAGAAAAGCCATCGCTTAACCTAAACACAGAGCAGTGGGCTTCAGATATGCTGATTGAGTCCTATGGGCTTCCAATGTGCTATGACATCCTGCACTATTATTTTGAGGCAGCGCAGCGACCTAGTTGGAAGTATTTCGCTAATTATGCTCAAAAAATCATTGAGGCAAAAGACAGCATTGAAAGAGACAAGCAAGAAAGAGCAGAGCTTAGGAAGAAAGCAAAGGCGTGGGTAAATGAATAATACAGAATCAAAAGTAATTTCTGCTGTACTAGAAGACAAACAAATTCATGTTCTTCTTCAGGCTAACGTAGACAATCTTCTTCGTACACATAAAGATATTTGGGAATTTGTTCGAAAGTATTTTGAGCAGAATTCCTCAATGCCTCCTGCCTCATTGGTGATAGAAAAGTTTAGGGACTTTGAGCCCGTTTCGGGGGTAGGTGCCACCAAGCATCACCTAGAAGAGCTTCAAACAGAGTATCTAAACGACTCACTAAAAGAAATTGTTAGGGTAACTGCTGCTGATCTTCAGTCTGGCAACGGTACTCATGCTTTAGAAGAGATTCTAAAAAAGACTTCTGAGCTTCAGAAAAATACTTCTGCAATCAAAGATGTTGATGTTACAGACTTAAACTCTGTGCTTGCCTATTTTGAAGAAGTAAAGAAAAAGCAAGCTCTGGGAATTATGGGCATCAGGACTGGCCTTCCAGGATTTGACGATTATCTACCAGCAGGTATCATGCCAGGACAGCTTGGCGTATTTCTTGCTTATCCAGGAATCGGTAAGTCTTGGCTGTCTCTTTACTTTGCTGTTCAGGCTTGGAAACAGGGCAAGTCTCCAATGATCATTAGTCTTGAGATGTCTGAGACAGAGGTTCGTAACCGAGTTCTTACTATCATGGGAGAAGGTCTCTGGACGCATAGAAAGCTTAGTGCTGGAGAGGTCGATGCTGAAGACCTGAAGAATTGGTACAATCAGCACATGGAGGGCAAGCCAAAGTTCAATATTATCTCCAATGATGCGGGTGGAGAAATTACTCCATCAGTTTTGCGAGGAAAGATTGATCAATACAAGCCAGACTTCGTTGTCGTTGACTATCTTCAGCTTATGAGTCCTAACCAAAAGTCTGAAAATGAGACGGTAAGGATGAAAAACCTTTCTCGTGAATTAAAACTGATGGCAATTAGCGAAGAGGTTCCCATCATCGCTATTTCTTCAGCTACGCCCGATGATGTAACAAAGCTTGACACTGTTCCCACACTAGGACAAACAGCTTGGTCGAGGCAGATTGCCTATGACTCTGACTGGGTTATCGCAATGGGTCGTGCCACTAATAGTGACGTAATCGAAGTTGCCTGGAGAAAGAATCGTAATGGTATGATGACCGATTTCTTCATTCAGGTTGATTTCAATAAAGGTTGGTTTAAGTACAAGGATATAGAAGACATCTAGTATAATGAAGTATGCATAATTTGCATCACAAGCCTTTAAAAAGATTTGGATTAGATGGTAGCATCTACACAGATTCCGCCATTCCAAGGCTAAGGCAGGAATATACTTCTTTGCTTAAGATGGAAATGAAGATGTGCGGGTATGTTCCAAGAATAGATATTGACCCAGACTTTACAATAGAGTATAATTCAAGGGGTTACTTTTATTTTGAGTTATCAATATACGGGGTATTTGTAGGAAAGAGAAAAAGCGAATGGATTATGGGAATAGACGGAACAAGGGTAATTCCTATTCAGAAGAGCAGGTTAAACGAGTTCTCGTCGGAAGCGGCATAGATGTTGAAACAGAACTAGATTCTGACTTTCTTATCTTTTGTCCTTTCCACGGTAACTTTAGAACACCAGCAGGAGAAGTAAACAAAGACTCTGGGATCTTTTTTTGTTTTTCTTGTCAATATACCGCTGACCTGGTAGAGCTGGTAATGAAGCAAACTGGCAGGACATACTTTGAGTCTGTCAGGTTTATTGATGGTAAGTCTGCAAGCAAAAACTTTGAGCAAGAGATAGAGTCTAAGCTAGTAAAAAAGCCAGACTTTGTGCCCTTCGATGATGTTTTGATTAAAAGACTTAGTGTTCAAGCACTAGCTTCACCTAGAGCTATGAATTATTATAGGTCTAGGCAAATTACAGAGGAATCTGTAAAGAGGTTCTCCCTTGGGTATTCTGAAAATCAAGACATGGTGACTATCCCAGTCACTTCCCCAGACGGCATCATGCTGGGTTTTGTGGGTAGGTCTATTGAAGGAAAAGAATTCAAGAATACTGTAGGTTTGCCTAAAAGCAAAACAATGTTTAATTTAAGTAGAGTTAAGACTTCTCGTAAAGTGTATGTAGTAGAATCATCTTTCGATGTTATTAGGCTAGACCAGCC